ATAGTAACGTTCTACGTTATCAATAAGCTTGTGTCTAAAAAAACAAAACAGAACAGGATAAAGTCCATCAAGTTTTCACAGTCTAATCAGTTTGAAATGATAAGACACATGATACCAATAGAAAACTTGCTGCCCTCATTTGTTCAGAGGAAAGCTACGCAGTCAACCAAACACTTTGATAGCAAAACTACTCGTGTTCTTTACATGGACGACATGGCATGGTTTATCAAGAAGGTTAATGGTATGAGCATACTTCACGTGGCTGAAGTTATTGACGGAAATTTTGATGAAGAATCTGCAAAAAGGGTTGACACAATGACCATGGATGATGTAGAATTGAAAAAGACAATGTTTATTGTTGAGAAACTAACAGAAGGACTATAATGATAGTTGGACTACAAGGAAGCAAAGGCTTCAATGACTACCAAGTATTCCTGCGTGGAATTGGTACAGCACTTCGTGAGGTCGCAAACGAAGAGGATAAGGAATTTATTATCTTCTCCGCTGGACCAAAGAACATTAACGAATTCACACATGAATTTCTCAATGTCAATGAACGTAGTTTGAAAGCTTATGGAATCAAGACTAAGATTGTCAAGGTTCCACCAAGCTGGATCGAACACAATCTCAATGAGATTGACTACTTCCTTTACTTTAGCAAGCCCAAGGAGACACTGCCAGACATTGTCGCCCAGGCAGACGCTAAGGATATTGAAGTAGGGGTTTATCGCTATTGATTACTTTGAGCAAGAGCGAAAAGTCTTTCTTGTCTGTTGCACGGTATTTGGCTACTAAGTCAAACTCCAGGCAGAGACATGGAGCTGTAATTGTTAAGGGCGGACGAGTAATCGGAACTGGCTTTAACAAAGACAGAAACAATCCTTACTTTGTTTCACCTGAGCATATCAAGACACACTGTTCTATACATGCTGAGGTAGAGGCAATTAGGGATGCTGGCTGGAATGTCAAGGGTTCTGTACTGTATGTGGCACGAGTAAATCGTCGGGGAGAAGATCAGTACAGCAAACCTTGCATTCGTTGCCAGGTAGTAATCGAAGAAACACAAATCAAAAAAGTAATATACACAGAAGGAGAGAATAATGATTAATTCTCTTGAGCTAATGGAGCAGATTGTAGATAACAACGATGCTCTATCCTGGGATGGTTGGACCGTAATTGAAACCAAGTCATCTCCATCAGCCTGGATGTCTCCCCAAGGAGCTTACCAAAACGGTAAGTGGGTAATTCGTAATAGATACGAATGGGATAACGGCTGGAACATTCCTAGAAAGTTTGCAGCACAAAATGAGTCGCAAGGATGAATGGAAAGATGATGCAGCCTGTCTAGAATGGGATGTAAACATATTCTTTGACAAGTATGAAGAAGATGTTGAACTTAGACCAGCCGTTGACGAGTACTGTATGGACTGTCCAGTTGCAAGAATTTGTTTTGCATCTGGTGTCACAGGAAAAGAGTATGGCGTTTGGGGTGGGGTATATCTTGAAAAAGGTAAGATCTCTAAAGAGTTTAACAATCACAAGTCAAAGGGTGACTGGGCTAATACATGGCAAACACTAACCAACGATAAAGGATAAATATGTATACAGAAGAAATGGCAAAAGCCTTTCACGAAATCGAAGCACCAGGGGACTTTAAGGTAGACCTCTATGATGCTGACAACTGGTTGACAATTGTTGTTAATCCAGAAAGTCTTGTAGGAAAGCTTGACAGCGAACTACAAGATATAGTAAAATATATCAATGATGTTAAATTGGCACTTGAGTCCCTTGGGGCTGTCGTGCTAGTAACAAGAGATGCACTAGGAGAATAATGCTAGACATTGTTGGGCTAATCTCATTTGTTGTATTTCTGGTTCTACTTGCAGTAGTTTCCTATACGGCAATTGCGTTTGGCGTGAAGAACAAGAAGCTTGCTTCAGAGGTAGTTCAACTTAAACTAGATAAACTTTCTTTGATCAGCCGTCTTGAAAAAGAGATGGATGCCAAAGAATCAGTTTCCCTGGAGCAAACAGATGGGTTCGTAAAGTTCCTATCTGAATCACGAGACTGGGCATTCAAGTATATTGAAGATGTCCAGCAAGCAATAGATGCAGTCAAAGTGTCTGCATCATTTGGACAGGTTAGTGAAGAATCGTTAACAGAACTATTCAACTTCCTGCCAGAATCAAACAAGGAGAAATAAAATGGATAAGAAGCAATTAGTAGCACTACTTGCATCATACGGACGTAGCCTTCTGGCTGCAGGACTTGCACTATACGCTGCAGGTGTAACTGACCCAGGTCAGCTCGCCAACGCTCTATGGGCTGCAATCCTCCCAGTTGTAATTCGCTACGTAAATCCAAACGACGCTGCTTTTGGCAATCTTCCAAAGGCAGAAGAGGTAGCGGTAGCGGTATCAAAGGCTAAGGCTCCTGCCAAGAAGCCAGTCGCAAAGAAGACTACTACTCCAAAGAAGTAGTATAATAGTACCAAGTACGCAGATTTTCCGCATGGACGCTACCTTGGGAAAACATCCTGGACATGATGTCAAACTGTCCACTTACCTTTTGTATGATAGAATAGGATTATGGAACAACTACTCGCAAAGCTAAGAGTGCTATTAGCAGACAACATTGCACTAAAATTTAAAGCACATGGATACCACTGGAACGTAGAGTCAGACGACTTCAAGCAGTTCCACGACTTCTTCAAAGAGATCTACGAAGACTACGAAGAGGCGACAGACGAGTATGGAGAGTGGCTTAGAATGCTCAAGGCATACGCACCATACAGACTAACAGATTTCTTTGACATGGCTACAATCACAGAGCCAGTAATTGTTGGAGACCCACAACCAATGCTTGCTGACTTGTATGAGTCAATTGAAAAGCACATCGAAGACCTAAAGGAAGCTGGCGGTCTTGCAAACGATGTTCGTGAGAATGGTCTCATGGACTTCCTAGCAGCACGACAGACAGCCTCTCAAAAATTCTGCTGGCAACTACGTGTAAGCATGGAGAAAGAAGAGATGGATTACTAATGGATAATAATCTAATTATTAAAAAGGGACCTTGCTGGGATGGCTACGCACAGCGTGGCATGAAGCCAGGGGACAATGGAAAGATGGTTCCTAACTGTGTACCAGTATCTAAGATGGACGACCTGTGGGAAGACTCTGACGACGTTGTGTATGACACAGACTCTCTAAACAAGGCTGAGGGCTTCTCTCCACCAGCAGGTGCAAGAGCAGCAGCTCGTAGAGCAATCAAGTTTAAGGAAGATGGTAAGGCTACAGGTGCAGGAACATCAGTAGGATGGACTCGTGCAGGACAACTTGCAAGAGGTGAGACATTGTCTCTTAGTACTGTTAAGCGTATGTACTCATACTTCTCACGTCACGAGGTAGACAAGAAGGGTAAGGACTGGGGCAACCAGGCTAACCCATCTAATGGATACATCATGTGGCTTGCATGGGGTGGAGACGCAGGTTTCTCATGGTCACGTGGCATTGTAAACAGAATGAAGGAAAAGGGATTGTTTGCTGACTTCGGTGCAGACTACTCTTCGCACGAAAGAGTTACAGATATTTCACTAGAGAAGGAAGTTGCTCCTGCAAACCCATCATTCAGTGTTGACCCTAAGTATCCTGGGGTAGGGATTAAGAGAGAAAAGCAGGGTGACAAGTATGGCAAGAAGCCATCTGGAACTCGTAGAGGGCGTTCTGGAGACGCTACAGGCTCTGAAGGAGCAATCTCCAGTGGTGGACCTGGCGGATCACTAGGATAGCAAGTGGATTTCGTATACATTTGTCGTCCTGGTGACAACGAAGAATTACGTTACTCAATCAGATCAGTCTTGTCAAGCTTCCCAGATGCAAATATTTGGGTTGTAGGTGGCAAGCCTGACTGGTATGGGGGTAACCATGTTGAAGTTGAACAGACCCAAAATAAGTTAGAAAACGCTAGATGGAATATGCGTTATATATGCTGGACAGATGCTATCAATGAGCAGTTCGTTCTTATGAATGACGACTTCTTTATTATGAAG